TCCTTTGGCTCTTTCGATATCCATTAGATTATTAGCTCTCTGCACTGCGACAATATGACAGTAGACATTATGTGCCATCATCAGAGCATAACCGAAACTATCCCAAGATGTTTTTCCTTCTTTGCCTATCTTGTTCAGCATTCCTGGTGCGTAATGGCAGATGTCAGCAATGCTGAGGCGTCGTCCAATCTCGCTTTCGAATGGGAAAGGAATATCGTGCCGTCCGGCAAGCATCTTATTATCCGGGGCCTTGTCCATGATAACAGAATATCGTTTATTGGTGTGTTGGGCATTAGTATAGACAAGCCCGTGGGCGGTAGCGATGAAAGGTGATGCGCAGTCAAAACTGATGGTGAAATTCTCATTGATATGTTTCCTAATCTGTCGTTGAATACTAGTTAAGTAACAGGCCCAATCTAACTGCGCTGTGCCCAGGAAGTGCATCCAATTCTTATCGTTCAACAGACCGTCAAAGCGCAGAGTAATCAATCTGCGTAATGTAATAGGCATCTTGCACATATTAGCACCCCCATAGCCCAACCTTCACAGACTTTGTCTCCCCATACTGCAGGATCCGAATACTCTTTGACACCCTGATACCACTTTTCGGCGTTCTCCCAGTTTGATCCCTGTAGAACATTTAAAAACTTAGTAGCACCTACTCTATTATTTAAGAAATATTCATTATTAAAGCGAGTTTTATTCAAGCAGTCATCGAACGATTTTAAGCCGGTTTTAGGGCTGTGTATATGGTCGCAGGCCCATGTAGGCACATCTAACAGCATTGACCAGTCCGCAGTTAGCTCTAACCAGTTAAGAATATCGTCTCGAGTCTTGTTTGCGGCAGGACCTTCGAAATTCAACCAATCAAACTTGAGAACACCTTTACCAACCTGATATCCGCCTGAATCTCCTAAGATCAAGCTCTGATTACGATCACGCTGTTGGATCATAGCATCTTGATCCATAGTCTTGTTGAGATCTAACTGTGCGTGACCTGCGGAGAACAGTCCATACTTGTAGTAAAAATAGCCCTGTTCTGGGTTAAGAAAGTTCATTCCTTCCACACCACGATCGAAACCCTGAGGAATACGATCCTTAGGAATAAATTCTGACTTTCGCTGTTTAGCAACATAGTCAGAATAGAAAGCACTGATCGCAGGCAAATAGACTGCATAGTCTTTCTGTAAAGGTGTCAAGTCAACTGGTTGTTTCATTATTTTCCTTAGCAATGTAAGATGTAATTCTCATCTGTTCTCTGGCTTTATTTAGGTTTTCTAGTGCCACGGCAGCAGATTTATTAGTAGCTGCGACTTTCTGCCACTCTTCTTCTTCCTTCATTCGATCGATAGCCCACTTCATCGCTTTCTCTACATTATAATCTAGATTAATAGTAGCGTCAACGCCTTTAATAGTTTGCCAGATATTATTCTGTCCGTCAAATACTTCAAGGCAACTGTTGGCAGTATTATAACGGACCATTCCGCTACTAGGTGCAGACATATCGATATTCGGCCCACTAGACGAGCCATTGCTAATAAAAAGCATCGAAGATGAAGTGTTAATGCGTTCGATCATTAAGCTGCCTGTGCTGGAATAATGTATTTGTAAACAGCAAGTCCACTATCGAGAGTGATCTGGATAGCACCTTCATTACTCAAAGACATCTTAGTGTTGTTGACATCGGCAATCTTAAGAATGCTCAAGATCGGCAACACTGGCCAAGTCCAACCGCGATCTAATTTACCTTCTACACCCATGGCGAACACGAACTCGCCGCCGTGTGTTGAAGCATCACCAAAGATGAATTTCAGGTTATCTCCTTCTGTGCGAGCAAGGAAAGTAGGATGCTCGTTGTTAGCACCTGCTTGGAAGTTAAACCGCTGTACTGCTGACACAGTAGGTTCGATTTCTACATCCCATTTAACACCACGGAACTTCACAGTCTTCATCTTTTCGTTGATAATTTCCTGATTCATAAAACGATAGTCGTTCTTGAAGTCACCGTCTTTGTTTTCAAAGTGAATGCCAACCGGAATAGTTTCGCCGTTGCGTTCTGCGCTGGTAATAGTAATCTTAGCATCCTCTTTGTATTCAGCACCGTCTAACAGATATTTTAGTTTCTGTAGTTGCGGCATACCAAATGTACCGATCATGTCCGGATAAGGATTATGAGTTTCAGCAGTCATGATCACTGATCGATCATCGGCCATTGAAAACATTTCCGTTTTGTCTTCGGCACCAGTTACTTTTACTGTAAGCAAGAAGCCTAGGTTTTGTGTGTGACTTACGATGTCTTGTAAGATATCTTTCATTGAGAATTCTCCATTAGTATATTAAGATTATATTTAGATCTGGAATGAAAATCAACCACGAAATCATTCAAAATCAAATAACTTGTTAAAGTTATTATCACTGCGAGTTGAACTGATGTCCCATTCAAGTACACCGATCAAGTTTTCTAATTTTTCGTCAATTACCGTTGTTTCCATAGTTGCATCGTCGAAAGGCAAGTCTTTGAACCATTGCGGTAATCTCAGCTCATCTACCGGATAAGCCACTGATGTATAACCCATAGGATTATCTTTGAGTTTGCAAACTATGACTTTTGCTCCATCTGTAATCTGCATACTATATTTGTCGTCGAACATGCGTTTGAGAGTGTTCCAATTAAGACTTGCTCGAACATGACCGGGCATATTAGCTTTACCGGCTTTCTTTTCTTTCGCAGCATATTCGGTAATATTATTAGCCCGTTTCGGCGATCCTTTTTCCCAGCCGGGTCTAGTTTTAAATTCTGTTCGGAAATCAGTGATGTAACTCAAAACTTCCTCTTTGTCTTTGCCTCCCAATACCATTTCCAATACTTTGCTTAGAAAGTCTTGGATAACAACCGGGGTATCTGAACGCTTGAGGTCAAGCCCCATGGCTTTGATTTTTCCGTTCTTTCCGTCTGAGTCTGCTCGTTTGCCCTCTTTGTCGTAGTAGAGGACGGCGTATCGCTTTTTAGTAATGAACAGACCTTTTGATGCGACAATCTCGCGACCTGCTTTAATGACCTCTCCTCTGGTCTTTGGGACATGGAATGCGTCGGACATGAATTTAATGAATGTGCCATTTACTTCTTCTCCTATGGTATCGTAGAGTTCTATCACACTTTCTTTAGACCAAGGCAAGTTGCCTTTTTCGATATCTTTTCTCAATGTAGTGAATGCAGAAAAATAACAACTATCTGTGTCGCCATATATTACGGCTTTCCCGATATGATCATATTCTCCAGTGATGATTTCATTGACTTTCGAAGCCATGTGTTTCGCAACTTGTCTGCCAGTGAGTGTAGTTGATTGTCCAATTCGATTATCGAAAAAGCGACAACCTGGATTAAGAATAGCACCATACAGACTGTTTAGATTAATTTTTTTAACTAATTGTCTTTTGTCCCAATATTCTTCTTCAATCTTATTACCTGCCTTGATTGATTCTTTAAGTTTAGCCTGCATTTCTTTTCGTTCGGCATACCACCTTTTTAATAACCCAGGAATAATACCTTCTTTTTCGTATGTAAAGATAGTTCCGTTAGCACTCAACATCCATGGTTGATTACTTTCAAAAATTAAATCGTAAACTTGAGCAGCACTAAGATTATCACTTCCGCCGTTCTCCCAATCTATAGTGATTTCTCTCCCAACTTCTTTGTTCATAACTGCTAGATATTCCATACTACCAAAGATGCCTTCCCAGGCAGCAGCAAAAGATTTGCCCTTCCCCATTTCGGCAGCAATATAGTCTTTGGTACCATCCTGGCGCAACTGTCCTACGATAGTTTCCGGCCCCATGTTCAAGGCACGAATCGCCGATGGATACAGTGAGTTAATGTCCAACGATCCGATCCACTCGTGGATACCTTTCTTAGGATAAGCAACATAAGCACCTGCCGCCTGCGTATCGCCCTGTTCTTCCATCTTCTTGCGATTAGGAACGATCATACCACGGCGGTGAGCTTCGTTGATAATGGCCTGTTCAGTCACTGCCACAGCACCCATCGTTGTCTGTAACAGAACTGTGTTTTCGTGTGCGATCGTATTAGCAAGATCTAGGAACTTGAGTTTTTTATCTAGTTTATCAAGCAGCGCACAGTCTTGTCTGTTATATTCGACGAACTTTCGGAAGTCATTGTTATACAACTGATCAAGTGTGCCTTCGTAAACAGTTTTGTTTTCACCAATCTCCATTTCACCGATAGCATCTAATCGATAGGTATGGCGTTCTTCGTAAGTATACTTGCGATAAAGTTCGAGACTGTCCACATGTACTCGACCGATTAAATCATAAGTAATCGCAGTCTTACCGAACTTTTCGTATTCACGCTTTTTAGGAAATTGATCCCACAAACAGAATCTGCGTGTGTCCTCTTTGCTTAGGACTTTGGTAACACGATTGACAGTATACGGAATATCAAATCCTTCACTGTTCCACCCACTTAGCACATCAGCATCTTGTATGAGATCTAAGAATGTGTCTAACATGTCTGCTTCGTTGTCAAACAGCATGGTGTTAGGAAATTCTTCAACTGCTTTTTTTGCTTCATCCATCGACATAGTCTTTGGAGGAATGGCAAGACATACTAGGGTCTCCATCCATTGAAGGTGGACAGCAATAGCAGTGATAGGCATAAATGCATCGTCGGGGGATGCATAACCACGCTCTGGATCAAAGTCTACCTCAATATCGAAAAACGCTATATTGAGCTTAGGAGCATCTACATTCAGGTAGTGATCCTCAAGGCATCTATATATGGGGTTGATATCTGATTCGTAAAGTTTTTTGTTTGAATGAATCGCAAGCTCTTTGCGTAATTCTTTGATATTTTTGCAACTAACACGGCTTAAAGGTTCGCCTTTGATGCTTTGATATTTCCCTTTAGGATCTTGGTAATAGAAAATATGCCGTGCAGCATATTCTTTGTAATGTCTTTGACCTTTATCGTCACGCTCGACGACTAGGATCTGATCTTGATCGCGATTATAGAATGCATCTACATAACTCATATTTTTCTCCTTGAGACTTTCGGCTCTCAAATACCTAGCTTGCGGTTTATGGCCTCGCCTACCATCTATTTCTATTTATAAGTTTATCAGCATCCTGACCAAGCCTACTGAGTCGATAGTGACCAAAAGTAGATAGTTAGCCAACATGCCGAAACTACCGCGAGTCCAAGAAGCCCAACCGTACATACTGCAACCCACGATCCAAATAGGATAAAGGACAAGTAAGGGTGGGTTAGGAACTGTGAGAGCCATGGTAATACTACAACCAATGCTAATAGCCCAAGCCAAAACTTCAATAACAAATCTAAACGGCCATTCACGGTAATCCCTTTCTGCCCAGCGGTATATATCAACGACAACATCTGTAATTTGGTGCATTTAGTCCTTCTCGGGCAATCGTTTCGTGACGCCCAAAATCATCTCAATCTCATCCCATTCTTCTTCATGAGACTTCCAATTGTCTTTGTGTGCGATACGAATCGCTTTATTGATGATCGAAGGTTTGACCTGTAGCTCTTCTGCTACAGCTTTGACAGTTTCTTTGAGACCTTCTTGCAGATCTTCAACTTCACGGAGAACATTTGAACCTTCTGTGATCAAACGCTCCAACTTTGCTTTTTCTTCGGGACCATACATTTTAGCCATAGACATTCTCCTGTTATAGGACTATTATATAG